GCTCCGTAATGCTGCAGGACTGACGCAGCACACCGGCATGACATTCAACAACCCACCTGGAACGCTGGCGACAACAGGGCAAAGCAGGTTGATGTTCATCGCGCTAAAATCTCGCTCAGACATGTTGTGCAACATGCCAGCCAAGAAGCTGCGCCAGCTGCTAACGCGCGGAAATTTCAGGGCGTAACCACAGATAATCAACACGTATCGAGTCGCCCCGGAGGTTATAAGGGTCATAAATCCTCCTGCGCATACAAAATGCGGAATTCGTAATCGTTATCCCTGGCGCGTTCCACGCTTAACCGTGCGAACAATTCTGGTGAAATACCTTCCCACTCCCCCCAAATGTGATAGCCGTCATTCCAATAACGCATTTCGTAACGTTCCGGTTTCAGGCTAATCAGACGCTTTTCCAACTCGGTAACGCGAATTGCCAAGTTATCCCGCTGCGTTTTTACGGGCAGGTGGTCTTGATATTCCATATATGCGCCGTCTGGCGTTTCACGCATAAACGCCATTTCGTGTGACATATGCATTGAACAATCAGGGGTAAACCGTTTCATTGGTTCACCTCCGGATATTTCCAGCCGCGCACGCAGAAATCAGAACGGCTACGGCACCAGAATTGATTTGCTTCTTTGGTGGCAAAGTCAGCAGCAATTAACCAAAGCGGTGCGGCGTCGGTGAAGTTATTTTCCTGCTCGCATTGACGGGCTTTTTCTGAAAGCGTTTTGAAGTTGTCGCCTGGCTCAATATCTGGCATCTGCAGTTCAACAGATTGACGTTGGCGAGCCAGTCGTGAGACATAGCGCTTGGCTCTGCGCAAGGGAACCAGTGAAGGCGATGGCGACGGATTATTGATGGTGCCAGGCAACCCATAAATACGAATTTTCCCGCGCCACCCACGAACCAGGCGGCCATGCTTCAAATCATAAGCCAGCAACGCCCCAACGTTTTTAATCTCAATGTCCACACCTTCGGCCAACTCTGCCGCCGTGGACGGGCCGCGCTCAGCCAAAGCCAGGCGAATCTGTTCGCTTTTAGATTTATTTTCCATTTTGATAATCCTCAGCAGCAGCGGAATATTCAGAACCGGTAATTTCAACGGCACCACATTCCAAATTTGGTTTGGCGCTGGTATTGAAATAAATCGTGTCTTTAAATCGAAATATCTCAAGGCCACAGATAAATAACATTCCCCAATCCAAACCGAGCGAAGACCATAAAGGTTCGCGTGATACCGACTCGCCGGGATACCCCTCATCCCATAGCGCCCAGAGTTCGCGATGCTCCTTACTCATCCCCGCAGGTGCTCTACGTTTGGGGGCTGTGGTGTATCTGTTTGCGTCCGTTGCTGCTGTCCACAGTGACGGGTGGCCAAATGTTGGTACGCCATCAGGAAACGCAACAGCATAGAAACGATGGCGAGTAGCGTCAGTGTTAAAGACCGGCCTGGCACCAAACTTAGCGGCAAACTCTTTCGCTTTTTCGTTCAGCTCTTTGCGCTTGAGGCTTTCAAAATCCCATGCCTGAATAGCGGTTTTCTTTTCAATTTTGTAATAGCTCATAACGCCCCCCAAATAACTGAACCGAGCCAAATTAGACTGATTACCCACACCACACCGATAATCAAAACACCGGCCCAAACAGAGCGTCGAGAAACATAAAATTCTTTATCCATTTCAGAACCTCATGATTTAGGCGTAAGCGCGCCCCTGCGGGTTTACGCCATAATTAAAATTGATTTATTTACGTTTAAATTCAGCCGGTCGGTGTTAATGATTCAATATTGACGAAATACGGTGCAACATTGATTTCCACAACCGTTGCCGATTTAAGGTCTCGGGCTGTGTCCACCGTTCTGACCACCGGGCCACCGCGTAGCGTCCGGTTAGGCTGATAAATAAACGTGCTGCCTATTCTGTGCTGCTGGTTAAATAACTTTGCCTTGGAACCCATATCACACCGCCGACATATCTAGGGATATAGGCTTGTATTGGTCACTGTCGCCGATTCTTTCGTAGATGCGGATATAGGCGCTGCTGCCAATAACCTGCAATGCTTCGCCAATAGCTTTCATTGCCTGCATCCAACGCGCATCAGCAATCTCATAGCGGCGCAAAGCCAAAACTGCACCGGTACTGACTTCACCTTCCTTATCTGTTGAGAAGGCCCGGTTAATTAAAACTTGCAGTTCAGGCTTTGCCCCCTCAGTCCAGTCAGTCAGGCATTCATCAATCAAGGCCTTCGCGGCTTGCAGTCGCTCGTCGAACGCCAGTCGGTCAGCCATTGCGCGCTGAATTTTGTAACGTCCGTCGAACGTATATAAAGTGACGTTGCCTTTCTTACCCCCCAACTTCACATTGTATTCATTGGCGGACAAGTCAACAAACGCGGCAATATCTGCAAAAGTTGACTGTTTGAATTCAGCCATTGCTTTATTCAACTCAATGGCTTTGATGATGATTTCACCCACCAGAGCATCGCGCGACTTATCGATATCTTTAATCAGGCTTTCGGGAGTTAACACGCCTTTAGCGTCAACCCAATAGCCCGCCGGGGCTGATACTTCAGTGTATTGTTTACTTTCAGTTGACATGTTATTACCTCTTTAAAATAGTTACCAATGTTATAGCGAGCAGTCCGGAATAAAACGCAATTAACACCAGATGATATGTGCGCCATGCCATATCGTCATTTTGACAGTACGCTTAACCCCGTTTCGTGTTTCCGTGATTTCCACGGCACCCTTTACCCAATCTTGCAGTGGTGCTTCAACTTCAATAACTGGGCGGCGAAAATTAACGTGGCACTCAACAACCTTTAACCCTACACGCGCCAGACAATTCAACTTCGCCGCAATCTTCTTATTGTTTACCGTTAATTGTTCCATGCTGATGCCTCATTAACTAATTAACATGCCGGCGACTTTATCAACCATTGCCTCATCAATCGGCGTGGCGTTAATTTCGCTGGCGCGGATGGTGCCGCGTGCCAATTTGAACAACCGGCGCGCATTACCTTTTGATGCCCTGTAAAAGGCGGAAAAAACACTGTCGCTGTTCGCTTCCTCGACCATATTGGTGAGGATAAGCTGCAGGTCTGCCTGCGGCAGCTTCTCCTGCAGATCAAGAGCAAAGCCAACACGGCTATAGAGCTGCGCATACTCGCCGCGCTTGCCTTTCAGGTTGAGGATCAAGCGCGGCATACCGGCCAGAACGACGCCTACACCGGCCTTGTCATGAATGCGGCGGATGACCTCCAGCGCACGGTACGGCAGGTTCTCGGCCTCATCGATAAGCACAGCACGCCCTGTGCCGCTCAGTGCGGTGACGCAGCTCTCGCTCAGCTCATGGATAGTGCCGCGCTTGCTGAGGCCCAGGCGGTCGCACAGCTCCTGCAGGAGCACCAACGCGGTATAGCCGGGGTCGGCCTCAATCAAGATGGCATCGCGATAGCGGCGGGCGTACTCCTTCAACATCATGGTCTTGCCCAACCCGGCCGCGCCGGTGATCACGTTGATATCGTTTTCCAGGTGCGCCATGCGAATGACTTCAAGTCCGCTTTTTGCGGTAATAGTCGGCACGAAATCAATATTCAGATGGTGCAGACGGTCTTTATCAGATTCACGCTGAATAAAGCCGGACAGTTCGGATTCCAGGGTTTTAATATCGCCGCTGTATTTCCCACTCAGGAACGTGCTGATCGCCGCCGGGCTGCGACCAATGGCGCGCGCGACATGGGATTGCGTGTAGCCCTTACGGCTCATAATTTCTTCAAGCTGTACGCTTATTTTTGACATGTTTTATTCTCCAGTTCAGCGGGAATTGGTTTTCTTAAAATATTCTTCGCGTTCTGTTTCTAATAAGAACAGCGGTTTGTTATCTCGCGGTGCGGTATCCACAAACAGACTGCTAAAGTCATTCCGTTGAACTTCCAAGACTGGCCGCAGCTCGTCGTTAGCATCCTGAATAATCTTCCCAGCCCGTTTAATCATGCGTTTAGCGCGTTTCTCTTTGGCCTGCTCAACGCGAGACTGAGGAACAGGGGAATGAGAGTTGCCATTCCAAATGGCCGTGCAAACATAGGTGCCATCCATTTGGCGAATAATAACTGCCTCCGGGTCGTGAATATCCATACCCACGCGCACTGACTGGCGATCGACTTCGATAAGGTCTTTGGAGAAATATTGGTTATTCCCGACACTGACCCATCCACGTTGTGCCACGCGCTCAACCTCTGGCATAAACATCTCGCGCAACTCGCCTTCGGTGATGTACTCGATTTCATCGCCTTCCTGCTGCAACACCAGGGCGCGATAAGCTGCCGGTGTCATGTGAGCACCGTCAACCTTTGGTAACTCACTGTGTTCATGGTGATTGTTGTAGTTATCAATCTCGTCCTGTACGGCATCCATCAACCATTGCCACGATGGCAGGTCGCGGAACGTCCGCTGCTGCTGGGTGGTCAGCTCGCTGCCGTTGCGCAGGGCATCCGACAGGCTGATGAGGTTTTTCCCCTGTATCCTGGCGGCGTTCGGGTCAACCGATCGCCCGTTATAGGTCATCGTCCGTTTTGCGATACGCTCCGGAATGACGGCGTTGAGGCGTTCGATAATGCCGCGTGCCTGCGGGTTGCCCGGTATACCGGTCATATGCTCAATACCCAGGCGCGGGAATATCCCGGTAATATCGGCGTCCAGCATTTTGTTTTTCTGGCCGCCGCCATTATCCGAATAAACAAATAACGGCTTACCGAAATGCTTCATGCCAAAGCGGTATGCATCTGCAACGCCCATCGCGTTCTCTGACAGCGATAAACTCCAGCCGACGACAAAACGTGTCCGGCCATCAATAACCATGGTCAGCTCTGGCGTAAATGGTCGCCCGTGGATCGGGTGGGCCACCTTCATATCCATGGATTTACCATCGCTGATCCAGATGCCATTGACCGGCATCTGCGCCCAGTCACGCTTGGAATACACCTCGTAAGCCTTCTTGGCCGAGCCGGAAACACGTCCCTGGACGCGAGAGCACAGCGGCAGCTGGTTAACACGGCGCAAAACGGCGTAGTAAGACGGTATCGCTTTACGCATGGCCGGCTCCGCGTGGTAGACCTCGTGCCATTCCCGACGGAAAGAGCGGTAAGCCTCGCGCACGCTGGGGCCGTTCCTGTTGGCGTAGTGAGGCCAGAACATGCCGTAAAACCATGATGCATCCTCGGGCTTTTTGCGCTTGTTCTGCCCTGGTGCCAGCATGGCCAGACGCTCCAGGCCGGGCTGCGTCGCCTGAAAAATGGAGACCCACTCCTGCAGGCTGCTGCGGCTAATGCCAACCCGCGAACCCTTGCGGGCGTTGGCCAGGTCTGCCGCCGCCATCAAGTTCTCTGGCAGTGAGCCATCGCGCGAACCACCCACGATGTAATTCACAGCAGAGAGGCGGGACAGGCCGGCATTGCGCAGGCGCTCCACCTCAGACGCCAGCAGCGCACGGGCATCCGCGATGGCTTTCTGGTCATCAGTCAGGCCGCAAACCTCGCGCTCAACCAGCGCAGGGCATTGGCGCATCAGCTCCAGTTCCTGGCGCGGTTTGATTGCAACAGCACGCTTAACTGGCGGTTCAGTCGTCTGGCAACCGGATTGCTCCAGCACAGACTTGTAATGCCGCTCGGTCGCTGCCGCGCGTGCCGCTTCCGGCAAGCAGTCGATGTGATACTCGAAAGCCTTACTCCCCTGGCGCTTGCGCACCAGATCAGGTGAATTATCTGCCCGTTTTTTCAGTGCGAGGCGTAAGCCTTGCGCTGTGCCAGGCAGTCCCGGCAAGCCGATCAGTTCATTCACGCTAAGAAACATAGTCATGCCACCTGTTGCTGTTGCGGATAACGGCTGGGCCAGATGGCGGACGGCTGAGTATCCAGCGCCTTAGCAATAATTTTTTCGCCTTTCGGGTAAGAGCGATACAACGCATTTTTGAGCGTATCAGGGGAAAGGCCCGCAGCGCGGGACAGCTCCCGCATCGTGGTGCCTTGTTTGTGGAGAGCAGCAACGATATCAATTCGATGCATATCGACAGGTTCAACTTCATTTCTTTTGTTCATTCGATTACCCTAAAAAGTTGTCTGCACGGATAACCCTAACGGCTTATCTCTACGGATAATTATTGGTCTACAAAAAGAAAATTTCAAGCTTTCTTTTCTATTTCGCAAACATAGATGTTTGGATTTAAGTAAACCCAGAAGAATCAATAAAATAGGAGAATCGAAAGTGGGACTACACAAAGAAACGAATGTTGCTTTTCAAGATAACACCAAGGAAAGTATTCAAGATCGACTGAAGAAGCTAATGGGGCCGCGTAGCTTGCGTAAGGCTGCATCGGATTGGGGCTTCCCTTACTCAACCCTAAACAACTACTTTGCGAAAGGAACAACGCCAGGAGTTGACGTGGTGGTGAAAGTTGCAGAAATAGAACAGGTTTCTGTTCAGTGGTTGATTTTAGGAACAGACGAACCGTCAGGCGGTCAAATTGAGCAACATGAAGAACAGAGCCATGCTGGGGCGGATGAGTTCCAAACGTTGAAGGTGATTTGGGATAACTTAGAGGCGAAGGAGCGCTCGCAGTTGGCACGCCTGCTAGGCAGGAAAGGTGCTGATGCGCTAACGCTCCTACTAGATGATGACAGCTTGAAATTGTTGATGCTGTCTGGTGAAGCTCGCCAAGCGGCTTTAATGTTGGAAAAATTGCCGGCTGCAAAGCTTGAAGAGATTTTGGTCGAATGTAGTAAGGTTCAGCAAGACCCGACTCTAAACGTACAACATAAACAGGCCGTTTAAGGAGTGTTTCATCGCAATTTTTTAATCTCTTTAATCGGCCCTTAAAAAGGGATTAATTGTGGATCACTCTAGTCCAGAATTTATCGCATAATTTCTCGTTTTTTATCACTTTCCTTCTATCAGTCCAGAATCGCCAGATTTTGTCGAAATCCCCGCCGTTCAAGGCTTCGGGG